AACCCACTTCGTCGGTGAGGAGGGTGAGCTTGGAAATCAAGGTCGCGCCGGTATCAACGATATCGAATGATTGATTGATTTCGGCCAGATAGATGGACCGGCGCATGAAGACGAGGGCGCTGCCTTCGACCCATGGGTGGACGGCTACGAGGTAGTCGTTGCTGCCTTGGTTGGCTCGGAAGTTTTGCCAGAAGGGGTCGTAATTGTTCGGGTCCAGAACATCGGAAAGCGAAACCGAGTCGCGGCCATCAGGGATGACGAGGCGGTTATTGATGTAGCTTGCCCACCCGACCGAGCGCATGGTGCGATAGGTGGGACCGGCAGAGGGGATTCCTGCGGGGGATTTGACAAAATTCGTGGTGGGCAGGCCGTCCCAATAGATCGGTGGTTTTACACGGCGGACGGTGCGCCCAGAGATGGCGGTGTCGTTGGCTGTGCCCGCTGGCACGGCAATGGTGAATGAATTGCCAGTAGTGCTAAGGATGTCAAATTCGTGGCCGTTGAATGCGGCGGTGGGAGACCCTTCCAACCGGATTCGCTGTCCGGAGGTGTAGCCGTGGCCCGTGCAGTTCACGGTGGCGGTGGTGGTGGAAACGGTAATGCCGCCAGCAGTGAGGTTTTTCTCCTCCCAGCCTGGGATCGTCGGATCGGCCTCGCAGAAAAGGTAGAGGCGGTCGTAGGCTTGCAGCATCGTGACGGTATCGTTAGCCTCAATGCTGCTGCCGTCTGGAAATGTTAACTCGCCGGGGAGAATGGAAATGACGATGGGAGATTCGTCTTCGTAGGAAATCGGTTCGCCGGTATCAGTGGAAAGGTATCCATCGCTCCAGACGCCGGAGGTGAAATCACCTTGGGCGAGGACTGGGAATGCACGGTCGGAACCGGCGATGACAAGAACCTCCATGGAATTCACTCCGTCTGGCGAGCGCATCACGGCTGAGGTGAAAATTCCACCGGCATAGGCCGAGCGGACGACGGGCTCGTTCGGCGCGGAGTTAAGAACAAACGGAAGGGAGAGCGGGGTGCCAGCAGGCGAGATGTTTTCAGCGAGGCGCTTGGCACCTTTGCGAACCTTGGCAACGCCTCGGTCGAAGCGCATATTCACCGAGTCTTGCAAAACCCCAGGCGGAAGATTGACCGGATTGAGTCGGCTGGCAAAGCCGATAAATCCAAAGTCGCCATCAATAGCTATGGGGGAGTCCAGCGACATTATGTTGCGATAATGCCAATCGTGCGCAGTCGTGAAAGAATGGCCTCTTGTTTAGCTTCCAGCTCCACGCAGAATTCTAAAAGTTGGTTTACTGTTGGCGAGGTTGCATCAACCGTTACTGATCCATTTGCCGTTGGCAGTGAACCGGTGGAAGTGGTAACATCAAGACTCGTAATTGCGGTTGGTTGCACAACCGGAGTGGCGTTCCAGAATCCGAGCTTTTGCGTTATGGCGGTGCCTATCTTGGTGCCGGTGGAGGTTCCAGCAGCCACATTGTTGCCTTCGCCCAAAGTCAAACCAGCGCAATTTACAGGTCCGCAAGTTAAGGTTCCGCTGGAAAGATTAAGCGGAGTGCTTCCGGAGCCAGAAGCGATCAGTCCAACTTCCTGCAAACTAACGAGGAGATCGGCGGTGAGGGCGGGTTGATCGACCGGCGTGGCGTTCCAGAATCCGAGCTTTTGAGTAGCGTCGGTGCCAAGCTTGGTGCCGGTGGTGGCGTCAAGGGCAAAGTTGGTGGCGGCGGGGACGGTGACGGTGTTGCTGACCGTGCGAAGGCAGTCGCTTTTCAGGACGCCGGAGGTGACGCGCTTGGTGACGCCGTTGTCGCTGATGGGCAAAAAGTCTGAATCGTCCGGCAGCGTGGAGAGGAGAGTGAGTTGGTCGATGGTTTTTGCCATGGTCTACTTTCTATTGTGCGGGGGGTTGTCAAGGAGGCTGCGGATAGCCGGTGTGGAGAGGCGGCGGCGGTTGTTCGTGCTGAAAAGATCGCGGATCGCTCCGGCGGTTTTGTGCGGGTGCTCGAGGATTTTTTGGCGAACCTTGGGCAGCAAATCGGCGGGGATGCCGGGGATGGTTTCCGCTGCGGCGGCAGAGGATTTGGCGGGCTTGGGGGNGCCGGGCTCGATGATGCGGTAGCAGGTGACTTGCACGGGGCGCATGGTGGCGGCGTCCCAATCGCTGAATTTTTTAGTCTCGATGTCGCGGGCTTCGATGGCGTCGCGCAGGAGGTCGTGGACATTGCGCTCGGGGCAGCCGAGTTGGCGGGCCGCTTGCTGGCGGGTGAGCCATCCTTGGTTTGCGGGGATGCCGTATTTGAGGGCTTTGTGCTTGAGGGCGATGGCGGCGAGTTTGTTCATGCGGACTTGGGTTTGAGGAGGAGGCTGGCGTAGCTGGTGCCTTCGTTGATGGTGACATTCACCATCTGGAAGTTGCCGGTCTTTTTGCTGATGAAGCGGACGAGGTAGCCATGCGTCCACTCGGTGGGGCGGGTGTTGGCGTAGAGGGGCTGGCGTTTGCACAGGCAGCCGGGGTTCCATGCGGAAATGAGGCCGACGCCGGGGAGGTGCATCGGCTTGTAGGCGGCGCGGTGCGTGTCGAAGAAAACGATGTTCGCAGCGGCCTTGGCCATGGCTTGCCCAGCGGCATCGCGGGCGTTGCTGATTTTGTGAACGAAAAATGCCTTGTCGATTTTGACCCAGCCTGGCGTGTCGCAGTCTCCGTGGGTTTTGCCTTGGTGGTAGTAGCGGATGCCTCGGTCTTTGAGCCGGAGGACATGCTCGGGGCAGAAGGTGCGGCGAAGCAGGTCGGTGTCTTTGTGGTGAGCGAGGCGTTGGGTGAGCGCCCATCTCTCGACGCGCCATTCGTGGTTGCCTTCGATGTAATGCACTTCGGAGGGTGAGGCGGCGGCGAGGATTTGGTCGAGGAGACTGTTGGCAACGGCGATGTCGTCTTCGTAGGAGTCCTCGGTCTCGGCGACATAGCCGAGCGTGTGGTGCTCGGCGAGGAAGCCGCCGCAGTCAATAAAATCGCCGCCGATGATGAGACGGTCGGGCTTGAGGGTTTTGAGATCGCCGAGGAAAGCGGCCATCGCGGCGGGGTCGTGCTTGTTGCCGTGGACATCGGAGAAAATGACTTCGATGATGTCGCCGGTTCCGGCCCTCGATGTGGCGGGCGTGACCTTGCGCGGGGCTTTGGTGAAACGCGAACGCTCCAGAGCCTTGATCGTTTCGGCGTGGGCGCGGCGCTCGGCTTCGAGCTGGGCGCGGGCTTGGGCTGCTTCGTTCTGCGCGGCGGTGACTTGGCTGGCGTGAACGATGTTTTGCAGTTTGTTGGTTTTCATTCTTCGTCCTCCTCGTCTTCGTCTTCGGTTTCGTAAGGCCACAAAATTTCGTCGGCCTCGCGGGTGATGGCGCGGGCGGCGTAGTCGTTGCCGAATTTGAAATCCATGAAGAAGGTCTCGCCGCCGTCCTCCCAAGAGACCAAGGCAATGCCGACATCGAAATGCTCGGCGAGGAGGTCGCGCACCTGGAGCATGATGGCTTCGCGGTCTTTCGGTGGGGAGGATTTGGGTTTGCGCAGGCGGCTCATGCGTTGCCCTCCTCGACGAGCAGGTAGGGGATGGTCTTCTGCCCGGCGCGGTCCATTTCGGAGTAGGCGAGGGCGATGAATGCGCTCCACTGGGCGGGGTGGATCGTCTGACAGCCGAGCGAACTCGTAGTGTTGTAGCCTCCTTTGTGCAGGTTGATGGCGGTTCCCATCGAGTCGCCTTCGCCGTCGCGGGCCACGGGGAGTTGTTCGCCGGGCGTGGCGGGGCGCAGGGCAGGATAGCCGCCGCCGGGCTTGCTGAGGCCGTGTTTGCCTTTGCGGTAGCGGTGCACGCCGGGCTTGAGGACGGCGATGCCTTGGCGGCACACCGAAGGATCGGTGTTGGCGTTGAATGTTGCGTAGGCGTTTGGGGAGACGAGGAAAATGGCGTCGTCGTAGATGCCTCGGTCGTTCTCGCCGGGCTTGCCCATCGTGTCGCGGTAGTAGCCACGGATGCCCACCAGAGCGACCTCATCGGCAACGCGGGCCTTGGTGAGCAGGGCTTGCGTTTTCGACTTGGCTTGTTGTGGACGGCTCGGGGGGAGCATCAGGAGTTTTAGGTTTTAAGTTTTAAGTTTTAAGTTCTCCCTCTGTGCTCTCTGTGTCCTCTGTGGTTATTTATCCTTGAGGGCGGGCAGCTCGGGGAGGGTGTAGCTGAAGCGCCCGTAGTCGGTTTCGAGCGAGACGCCGAGCGTGCTGCAGCCGGTCAGAAAACTGATCGTCACAAAGATGTATCCGATCAGCAGGGCCATCGCGGAGACCTTGGCCGGTGCACTCATTTCTTCTCGTTGCGGAAAATCTCTACCAGCGCGATGACCGCTGCCACGGCGGACGCGATGGCTTCCCAATGTTGGGGAGAGAGGCTTAATCCGGCGAGGCCGCCGAGGACGGCGAGGCCGCGAAAGGTGGACGGTTGTTTTAAGTGCGAGAGGAATTTATTCAT